GAAGGCCGTCGAACTCAACGTATGGAATCCGCGCCCAAGCGCGCTGTGCAGGTTCTGCCCGGTCAAGGATTGTGCAAACCATCCGGGCTAAGGAGATAGCCATGGCTACCAAGCCACGCAACTACAAACGCGAGTACGAGACGTACCAGGGTACGCCTGAGCAGATCGCCGCGCGGTCCAACCGCAACAAGGCTAGGCGGGCGTACGAAAAGGCCAAGGGCGATTTGCCGGAGACCGTGGACGTGGCGCACAAGAAGGCGCTGTCCAAGGGCGGGGCGCCGACCAAACTCAGTAATCTAAAGGCAGAAGGGCGAGGCGGCAACCGCAGTTTCGCTAGGACTTCTACCAACAAAATTAAGTCAGAAATTTCCAAGCGCGAGCGATCGCGCTGAGGTAGTATTTACCGGCCCCGTGAGGGCATGGGGCGGTTTCTCCTTGGTCGTAAGACCTTTGGCCCGGTAGTTCGCTACCGGGCCTCTTTGTCACCTCTAGTCATCAGCAAACCATGGAAATCGTGCAAGACCGCGCGTTACTCTTCCGCACTCGCGCAGCGGATCAGATCACCGCGCTCATCCCCAAGAGCAAGGTGCTAGACGACGGCGACGAGCCGCAGATACTCGTCAACTGGGGCTTCGAGGAAGTGCAACTGCTGCGCAACCTGGGGCTCAAGAATGTGCCCAGTCCCATCCTGGGACGCTACAAGTGGCCCGGGATCTTCGCCCCGTTTGCCCACCAAAGAACCACTGCTGAATTCCTGACGCTGCACCCACGGTGCTTCGTGTTCAACGAGGCAGGCACGGGCAAGACAAGCGCCGCAGCGTGGGCCGCTGACTACCTGATGCAGCAAGGCAAGGTGCACCGCGTGCTCGTGGTGTGCCCGGTGTCCATCATGGAGACGGCATGGCGCTCTGATCTATTCAAGACCGTGATGCACCGCACGGTGGCTATCGCCACGGGCACCAAGGAGCAACGGCGCAAGGTGATCGCAGGCAACTTCGAATTCGTCATCATCAACTTCGATGGCGTGAAGGTGGTGGCAGACGAGTTGCGCAACGGCGGGTTCGATCTCATCATCGTGGATGAAGCCAACGCCATCAAGTCTGTGCAGACCGAGCGTTGGAAGGCCATCGCATCTCTGGTCAAGGCCGACACGCGGCTGTGGCTCATGACGGGTACGCCCGCATCGCAGTCTCCGCTCGATGCCTACGGGCTTGCCAAGTTGGTCAACCCTGACGGGGTGCCGCGCTTCTTCGGTTCGTTCCGCGACAAGGTGATGATCAAGGTCACGCAGTACAAGTGGATGCCGCGCCCCGCTGCGCGCGACATCGTGCACGCTGCGCTGCAACCGGCTATCCGGTTCACCAAGGACGAGTGCCTGGATCTGCCAGACATGCTCTACACCACGCGAGACGTGCCACTCACCGCGCAGCAACAGAAGTACTACGACGCAATCCGCAAGGAGATGATTACGGTGGCCGCAGGTGCGGAGATCACAGCAAGCAACGCAGCAGGCATGCTGAACAAGTTGCTTCAGATCTCCCAGGGCGCGGCCTATACGGACGATAGGGACGTGGTGTCGTTCGATATGAGCAACCGCTTCAACGAACTGGTCAGTGTCATCGAGAGCACCGACAACAAGGTGCTCGTATTCGTGCCGTTCCGTCACTCCCTAGAGGTCCTGCACGAAGATCTGCTCAAGGCGGGCTACACCGTGGAGGCCATCCACGGCGACGTGTCGCCTAGTCGGCGGGCGGAGATCATCAAGAAGTTTCAGTCAGAGGACGACCCGCGCATCCTGCTGCTTGTGCCGCAGGCCACCGCTCACGGCATCACGCTGACCCGCGCTGACCAAGTGGTGTGGTGGGGCCCGGTGCCTTCTACAGAAATCTACATGCAGGCCAATGCCCGTGCACACCGCGCCGGGCAGACCAACAAGGTCACGGTCACGCATCTACAGGGCAGCCCCGTGGAGCGCAGGGTGTTCCACATGTTGCAGAACAAGATCGACATGCACCTGAGCCTCGTCGATCTCTACAAACAGGAGATCACATGACCCCTTGACGATCAAACTAAACACTGTATACTTTACCCAAATCAACGCTATTCAACGGAGATCACATGGACGCCAACAAACTGGTGCAGGTCTACATCAAGATCCGCGACGCCAAGGAAATCAAGACCAAGCAGCATGACGAAGAGATAGCCGCACTCGATGAGCAACTCGCTGCCGTTGAGGAATCTCTATTGGAGATCTGCAAAACCACCGGGCAAGACGGTGGCAAGACCCAGTATGGCTCGTTTACCCGTACGGTCAAGACGCGCTACTGGACATCGGACTGGGATAGCATGTACCGGTTCATCAAAGATCACGACGCTCCCGAACTGCTGGAGCGCCGCGTGCATCAGGGCAACTTCAAGGACTTCCTCCAAGAGAACCCTGACAAGATGCCGGAAGGCATGAACGTGGACTCACGGTACTCAATCACCGTGCGCCGCGCTAAGTAACTTCACTCAAGGAAATCACATGAGCAACATCACTCTCTTCAAGTCTGGTTCCGTTGTCCCTGACTACCTCCGCGAAGCCGCCGATTCCACGACCAAGGACATCGCCGGAAGTTCCGGTGGCAAGCAAATCTCCATCCGTGGTGGCGTGTGGCGCATGATCGTCGGAGGCGAAGAGGTCGCCAAGAACGAAGATCGCTCCATGAACCTTGTGGTGATCGCAGCAGGCAAGGGCATCACGCGTACCTTCTATGCAGAGAAGTATGAGGAAGGCAAGGACGTCAAGCCGTCCTGCTGGTCCGCCGAGGGCGAGAAGCCCAACCCCGAAGTGCCCAACCCCCAGGCGTCGTCGTGCGCTACCTGCCCCCAGAACATCGAGGGCTCGGGCGAAGGCAAGTCCCGTGCATGCCGCTACAGCAAGCGTCTGGCCGTGTCTCTGGAGAACGACATCAGCGGCAACATCTACCGCATGTCCATTCCGGCCAAGTCGTATTTCGGCAAGCCCGATGGCGACAAGATGCCCCTGCAAGCGTTCGGCAAGTTCCTGGCAGGTCATGGCATTCCCATCACCGGCATCGTGACCGAGGCCCGCTTCGACACGTCCGAGGCTGTCCCCGTGCTGAAGTTCCGCGCCGTGCGTCCGCTGACCCGCGAAGAGTGGGAAACGGCCAAGGCTCAGAGCCAGACCGAGGATGCGCGTCAGGCCATCGACTTCAAGATGGTGCCGTCCAAGGCCGAGACCGGTAACAGTGCACCCGCACTGCCCGCCGCGTTCAAGGAGCCCGCTGCTACGCAGGAGGCAAAGGTGGCCGAGCCCGTCAAGCGCACGACCAAAAAGGCCGAGCCCGCTGCCGCGCCCAAGGACGTGTCGTCTATCCTGAGCGAGTGGGGCACCGACGACGATGCCGTCTAAAGGACTAAGGGGGTATAGCACCTCCTTTGTTTCCGCGATCACGCACGGTCGCCTGTCTGACCTGATGTTCCAATTCGCCAATGAGTGCTTGGTACGGGAGATTCCCGTATCAGCCGTGGCGGAAAGGATCGGGGTCACACGGGCGACCGTGTACGCGTGGTTCACTGGCAGAGCCGAACCACGAGTGCGGCATCAAGAAAAAATCCGGCAGATTCTGGCGCGTTGGAACCGCGCCTGACTGCCTTCATTAGAGAGGCATCGTGCACTCCTTCCTCGATTCCGTATTGCCCACGCAGGGTGTGTATTGCGCTGTGGCAATCAAAGGGGGAAAGGTAAAGCCGTCATTCCATGGAACTACTGCTGATGTAGATGCAGCGGCCCAGGCCGCGTGCAGTTCGGGCGCAGACGCCTACTTCGCACTAGCCAGTTTCGATGACTCCGCACTGGGACGAACAGCCGCAAATGCTGTCTACCTGCGCTGCTTTTTCCTTGACCTCGACGTAGGCCCCAACAAGCCCTACGCCACCCAGGCGGACGCCGCCAAAGACCTGCGGCAGTTCATCAACACCACAGGGCTTCCACTTCCCACGATTGTTAACTCCGGCGGTGGGCTGCATGTCTACTGGCCGCTG